ACAAAGCAAGTAGTAGATATTAATAGACCGCAAATTACTTTTGATGAAATTACATTACCAGTATACAACTCAACATTATATTTGGCAGGTAGACATACTTGGAATGAGTTGACAGTTAATCTTAGAGATGATGCTCAAGGTAGCGTTTCTAAGTTAGTAGGTCAGCAAGTTCAGAAACAACTAGATATGGTTGAGCAAGCTTCAGCCGCTACTGGTCAAGATTATAAGTTCCAAACAAACATTGAAATCTTAGACGGTGGTAATGGTACTGCTGTTCCTCAAGTATTAGAAACTTGGGAATGCTATGGTTGCTACTTAAAAGTAGCTAACTATGGTGCATTAAACTATGGTTCAAATGAAGTAGCTACAATCGCATTGACTATTCGTTACGATAATGCAGTTCAATCTCCATTGACTTCAGGTGTTGGTCAAAACATCGGTCGTATCTTAGGTGGTTCTATTGTTACTGGTATCGGTGCTGGTCAAGGTTAAATAACTATTTTTAGTTTTTAATCCATGTCTGGATTTTTTCAAAATCTACTTAAGGACACTGCCGGAGGATTCTTCGGCAATGACTACCTGCGTGATTATACTCACGCCGCAAAAACTTTCAGAACAAATGCATATCAATATGCACCAAGACTTAAGTTTTTATTCCATGTATATTTTGAAATAAATCCAGCTGTTTACTCAGTTGGATTAGCAACTGGTACAAACTTTGGATTAGCTGTAAAAACCATTAAATTGCCGTCATATAGTTTTGCTACACATACGATGAATCAATATAATCGTAAGCGTATTGTGCAAACAAAAATCAACTATGATCCTATAGATATTGCATTCCATGATGACACTGGAAACAGCATTCGTAATATGTGGTATAACTACTATACATATTATTACAAAGACGCAAATAAACCTGTTATTACTACAGCCGGCAGAAGAGGTCCACAGTTACCTACTAGTGAACCTCTAAACTTATCGGCAGATTATAACAGTAGAAATCTATATAATAACTCCATTGCAGGTGATGCAGATTGGGGTTATATTGGTGACACATCTGCACCATCACAAACTTTAAGTAATTCTTCAATAGGTAATAGTAAGATTCCTTTCTTTAGAAACATACAAGTTTACGGATTTAACCAACATAATTTTGTATTGTATACTTTAATAAATCCTTTAATCACACGTTTTAGCCATGATACATATGATTATAGTACAGGTAATGGTACTATGACAAATACAATGACGATTGATTATGAAACAGTTAAGTATGCTGAAGGTGCACTGGATGGACGTGCTCCAAGTAATACAGTACCTGGATTTGGTATGGATGAGCATTATGATAGAACATTAAGCCCTATTGCACGACCTGGATCAAATCAAACTATTTTAGGTCAGGGTGGTTTAGTAGACAGTGTGGGTGGTGCTATACAAGATTTATCTGATGGTAATATTTTAGGTGCAATCAGAACAGCCGGTACTGCATACAATACATTTAAAAATGCAAACATCAAACAAGTTGCAAAAGCTGATATCAATGGTATCTTAACACAAGCAACACAACAAGCACTACCGGGTAGTGTTCGTAGTACTACATATTATCCTGGTTACGGTGTAACACCGGCTGGCATCGCAAGTGCAGGTGCACCTACTATAGGATTATCAAGACCTCAACAGATAGGTCCACGCAATGCCGGAACTGTAACTGGTCAATAATAATTGTATAAATACTTCTAGGAGATTTATACATGGCTAGAATACTTGACACAAGAACTCAACTTGATTCAACAGTAAGAATATTTGATGACTTTTATGCATTTGACTTAGTAGTCAATGGTAATGAGTATGATATTGTCCATGGATATTTTGTATCAGTTTGTGATACAAAACAAATAGCCGACAATTTCACAGCAAATCTGTTTAGAATATCTCAACAAACACAAGTTCCTGTATTAGACTTGCTTAACTACATTAGAGGTCTTAATAACAAGTTAGAAATGAATACTGTTATTACGTACTATCTTAACAGTTTCAAAAGTAAAACATCATTGTATGGAATAGGCACAGTTCCCCAACCCAATCAACCTGTTGCTAGAAACATAGTTCTGTAATGGCTAAGTATGCACAGGGTATATACACTCCCAAGAACCCAGCAAAATACGTAGGTAAACATACGCCTAGATATCGCAGTGGTTGGGAATTTACATTTATGAATTTCTGTGATAGTAACAACAGCGTATTGTATTGGGCTAGCGAATCGTTTAGTGTTCCCTATCGTCATCCATTTACAGGTAAACCAACAATATATATACCCGACTTCTTTGTAGTTTATCAAAACAAGTATGGTAAACAAATAGCCGAAGTAGTAGAAATAAAACCAAAAAAACAAAGTCTTATTGAGAGTAAAGTTGCTAGTGCTAAAGATAGAATGGTTGTGGCAATCAATCACGCTAAATGGCAGGCTGCTATGGCTTTCTGTAAACAACAAGGATACACCTTTAGAGTTATAACTGAAGATGACCTTTTTAGAAACGGTTCACGTAAGTAAATAAATACTTTTATGACAAAAAAATTAGAAGAACTATTTGAACTTCCAGAAAACAATGATAGAGGAATAACTATATCGTTGCCTGAAACTATGGAAGAAATCACAACAGAAACGTCTGAAGCATTAGACAAGATTGAAGCCGCACTTCCTCAAGTAAGAGGATTAGAAGCAAGTGATACTGAAATGGATGAGTTAGCTGTTTTAGCTACAAACAGCTATAAAGACTTAATGGATTTGGGTATGCAAGTTGATAGTCGTTTTGCCAGTGAAATCTTTAATAGTGCTAGTAGTTTCTTAGGACACGCTATTACATCAAAGACAGCTAAAATCAATAAGAAGCTTAAAATGCTTGATTTACAGCTTAAGAAAGCGGCTTTAGACCAAAAAACTGCAGGTAAAGAAGAAGAAATAAATGCTACCCCATTAGGTGAAGGTAAGAGCTTAGACCGTAATGAGTTGCTTAAGATGTTGGCAGCTAAAACAGATAATAAATGATAAATACAGAATACAGGAATAAGAAATGAAAAGCCTCAAACATTATATAACAGAAAGTGTACATACTTACAATTACACTATCAAGATTGCTGGAGATGTGGATAAGAATTTTATAGATTTGTTTAAGTACAATCTTAATAAATTCGATCCTATCAGAATTAGTGATCCAGTAAAGACGCCTATTCAAAAGGATCCGTATGGATTTCCTAACCTGAGTAATCAGTCTGTTACTATCATCAAAGCAGATTTTCGCTATCCAGCGACAGAACCAATGATTCAGCAAATTGCACAACTATTGGGTTATCAAGTTGATATGGTTAGAGTTATTTCAAGTGATTTTAATGACAGCATCAATAGCGAGAATGCAGGATATGCTAATGAGATGAGTCATAATCCATTACTATTGCATCCTGAATTAGAAGAACAACCTGGTGCTAAAGAAGCAAGCAAAAACTATGGTGATTCATACTTAAAGAGTATCAAAGACCAATCTAAGGGTTCAAAGATTGATACCCCTTATGCAGGTGCAAAAACACCTGATGCATTCGATCCATTCAAGCCTTACTTGGATGACAAGCAAATGGGTGATAAGAGCCCAATGAGTACAATCAAACGTCCACCGAAGCCACAAACTGGCGCAAGTGCATCTAAATAAAAGGAACATAAAATGGATTTCAAAAGTTTAATATCACAACTTGACCAGTTGAACGAAGCAACAGAAAAAACAAAAACTGGCTTAAAGCACACTGCTGAGCCAGGTGGTTACGGTCGCAAAGATGACGAAGATGAAGAAGGCAATAAAATTAAAGACAAAACTGCCGAGAAAAAAGGCAAGGGTCGTCCAAAGAAAGCTACATCTACATCAGGTGAAGATAAGAAGTATGACTTCAGTGCGTTTGGCGTAACTAAAGGTAAAGATGTTAAGCTACCTAAATATGACAAAAAGAAAACTAAGAAGCATAGCATCAAAGAATATCTTGACCAAATGTATGCACCATTGAATGAAATGGGTATTACTGTTAAGCCAATGCCAGGTGCAAGTCAGATTATTGGAGCAGATGGTAAGCCAATGGGAACTGCTGATGCGGCAACTGCTAACACAATTAAACAAGCATCTGAAAAAGGTACTCTTAAGCTTGGTGGGGATGAAGAAATGAAAGAAGGCGACATTGGCAAGCACAACAATGCTACTACAGGCTTTGACGCTATGGTTAAAAAATTAACACCTAAGTATGGTGTTGAGGCAGCTAAACGTATCGCTGGTGCACAATTAAAGAAAATACGTGAAGCCGATCAGCCTCCGCGTGATGCATTGGCAAGCCCATTAACATTAGAAGCTAAGAAGCCAGATGCTAACAAAAACGGTATCCCTGACTACGCAGAAGATGGCAAGGGTAAAAACGATTTAAAGAAAAAGAAAGTAAAAGAAGATATGGATTCAGAATCAAATACTGACAAAAAGAAATGCCCACCAATGTCACACATTAAGAAAATGTGTCAGGATGGAAAATCTGTAGCAGAAATTTGTAAAATGCATCCTGATTGTGACCAGAAAGAATTAAAACAAATGGTAGCTGATTGCAAAAAGAAAATGGTTAAAGAAGGTATGGATCAAAAATTAAATGCCGCACGTTCAGAAGGCAAAGCACACGGACTACGTGGTCACTCACACTGTGGTAAGAACTATGAAGACATGGAAGAAGCACGTTGCTACCATGAAGGCTACAAAGAAGGTCTTGACGAGTGTTATGGTCAAATGCCAATTCAAGGCTATGTTGGTGAGACTACCCCAGTAGTAAACACAATGGCAAGCTATGGTGCTGAAGAAGGTGAACTAGCTGAAGCAGACATTGAAGAAAGTCCATTCACTTGGGCCGCTAAGAACACACCTAAAGGTGACAAGTTCTCATTAGGTGGTAAAGAGTTTGTAAAGAATGATGCATTCGCTTTTGAAGCACTAGACAAACAACTAAATGCACTATTAGAAGATAAAGAAGTTACTGAAGGTATGACTGTTTCTATCAGCAAAGGTCAACAAGGCTCTCCTGATTCAGTAAGTGTATCAGCACAAGACGGTGAAGCTGACCAACTATTAAGTGTTATCAAATCGGCAGGTCTAGGACTGTTTGGTGGAGATGATAGTTCTGGAATGTCACATGCAGATCCAATGACAGTAGACAATGGTGGTGAGCCAGCTGAAATTGGCGCAGGTGGTGATGCTATTGAAGTAGTTGGCGACCACGATGGTATGATGAGTTTAATGAAGAAACTATCAGGTATTGGTGGCGGAGAACAATCACACGATGAACATTCACATGATGAAGAAACCTGTGAGTCGTGCGCTGGTATGATGGAAGCAGGGCATTCTTGTAGTAAAGATACAGAAATGGTTGACGAAGTTGAATCAGAAGACCAAATGACTTATCAGATGGCCGAAGATAATCCTCCAGACAGTGGTGCCGCAGAAGTTGATGCAGAAGATGCATCAGTATCAGCCGCAAATGCAGCCGCAGCCGCATATAACCCAAGTCAAGATATTGACGAAGGTGGTGACGGTGGCGAAGCAAGTGATGCAGGTAATGTTGGTGTTGAAGCCGGCGATGCTGATGAAGAAATGAAAGCTTCTATGAACGAAGCTGAAACTGATGATGGTGAACTAACTAAAGAACCAGGTATGAGTGCTGACCAAAAGCAAAAAGATGGTTTAGATTTAGAAGAATCATCAAGTTTCTTTAATCTTTACAAAAAGCTAGCAATGTTATCTGAAGAATCAACTAGTGAAAAAGACGACAAAGCTGAAAAAGCCGCTAAGAAAGTCGCTAAAGATATCGAATATGATGAAGATCATAAAGGTAAAGATGACGACAAGGCAGAAGAAGCTGGTAAGAAAGTCAAAAAAGACATTGAGTATGATGACAAGAAAGATAAGAAAGAGAAGAAGTTAGACGAGTGGGCCAATGATGCAGGCCCAGGCAAATCTGCTTCAGATACAGCATTTGAAACTGATATCGACTTTATGATGAATGTTATCAGTGGTGGTTTGAACAAGCGTAAGCAAACTGGACAGACAACTATCCCTGTTATTGCGAGTCAATTAGGTAGACAAGTTTCACGCAATACAACTGGTATCAATGAATCAATAGATTCTAGTGATGCAGTAGCACAATGGAAGAAACTAGCAGGACTTAAGTAAATAGTCCTGCATAAAAGTACCCGGCAATAGTCGGGTATTTTTTTGGCTATGTGTTTATCTAAAAACGATAAATACTTAATAAGGTAATTTTAAAATGGCACAACAGAATATTGACTTTGGTACGTTTCCGGATGATCCATCAGCAGATGCGATAAGAACGGCTTTTCAAAAAGTACAACAAAACTTTAATGAAATATATGATTCAACTGCAAATGCAGGTGTTTTATCAGTTAACAGAACAGCCGGCACAGGTACAAATCTTTCATCCGGTTCTACAGGAAATGTTATTATAAATGCCAACATTGCGTCTATTACTGTAAGATCAACCTCATTGGGACTTAACATAGGATCTAGTCCGACACCGGGAACGAATTCGGCTTTATATACAAACACTGCTCAGACATTATGGGTAGAACTTCCTAGCAATGTATCTATAGGTAATCTAACAGTAACGGGCGTAGCAAACTTTGCAGGTAATATTACTACTGGTAATGCAAATTTAGGTAATACTGCAACAGCAAACTACTTTGTGGGCGATGGATCTAATCTATCTAACATAACTGCTGAAACAGCTAACACTGCAAATACAGCAGGTACTGTAACAACTGCGGCACAACCTAACATTACTAGTGTTGGTACATTAACAGGTTTGCAAGTCAGTGGATCTATTACTCCTACTGCTAACGTTACATACGACTTGGGTAATGCAACAAATTCATTTAGAGATTTATACCTATCTGGTAATACTATTGTATTGGGTAACTCATCTATCTCTGTTGGTCCTGCAGGTATCATCGTTACAAACCCTAATAGTAATACTAGTGTCACTGTTGCCCCAGGTGGATTAAGTACTTATGTACAATATAATAGCAATGGTACATTTGGTGGATCAATTGGAATGACGTATGTTCCAGGAACAACAACCTTTACTGCTAATAATATTGTTGCTACTAGTACTGCTAACTTGGGTGCAGTCGCTAATGTTAAAATCACAGGTGGCTCTAACGGACAATTCTTAACTACAAATGGTAGCGGCGTATTAAGTTGGGCTAACATTGCTACAGCAACAGATGCCAACTTTGCTAACTATGCAAATATAGCAAATATTGCTAACAGTGTTGCTGCCTCAAATGTAAGTGGTCTGGGTAATCTTGCATTACTTAATAAAGACGGTAACGCAAGTAATATTTTTTACGGAAATGGTGTATTTGCACCACCGGCTGCAAGTTCTAACTATGGCAACAGTGACGTTGCAACATTTTTAGCAAGTTACGGAAGTAACACAATGACTACTACAGGCAACGTGTCTGTAGGTAACATCATTGGTAATGGACAAGCATTGACAGGTATCACTGGTGCCAATGTGACTGGGTATGTACCTAATGCGACACACGCTAATATAGCTGATGTAGCAAATAGTGTCTCATTAAGTAATGTTGCCGGCGCTGGCAATATTGCCGCGCTTAATATCGATGGTGCTTCAAGTAATGTATTGTATGGTAATGGTGTATTTGCACCAGCATCATTGATTAGTGGTTATGGTAATAGTAATGTAGCTAGTTTCTTAAACGCATTTGGTAGCAACACAATGACGACAACAGGCAATGTGTCTGTGGGTAACATCATTGGTAATGGACAGGCACTGACTGGCTTAACAGGTGCTAACGTTACTGGAACAGTAGCTAATGCAAACTATGCTACTAACGCAGGAACGGCAAATACAGCTAACACCGCAAATACAGCTAATATTGCAAACACTGCATATAGTGTAGCACTTGCTAATGTAGTAGGGGCAGGTAATATAGCATCAATAAACAGAGACGGCAGCTCAAGTAATGTATTGTATGGTAACGGTGTATTTGCACCAGTTACTGGTGGCGGCAATTATAATGATAGTAATGTAGCAACTTTCTTAGCAAGTTACGGTAGCAACACAATGACTACTACTGGTAATGTTAGCGTTGGTAACATTATTGGTAATGGTCAATCATTGACTGGTATAGCAGGAGCTAATGTTACTGGAACAGTAGCGAATGCAAACTATGCGGCATATGCAGGCAATGTTACTATTGCGGGTCAAAGTAATATCACAAGCTTAGGCACACTAACTGGTTTAACTAGTGGTGGCAATGTACTCTTTACAGCAGCCGCAAATGTATCATTAGGTGCAGTGGCAAATGTTCACATCACCGGTGGTTCGAACGGACAAGTATTAACTACTAATGGTTCAGGTACATTAAGTTGGGAAAATGTTTCTGCTAATACTAGTGGAAGTAATATAGCCAATGGAAATAGTAATGTTAACATTGCTACTAGTGGCGGCCCTGTCACTACTAGTGTAGCAGGGAATGCGAACGTAATGGTTGTAACTGGGACAGGTGCAAATGTTGATGGCACTGTAAGTGCTACTGGTAATGTGTTGGCACCAAACTTTATTGGCACTGGCGTAGGTACACCTACATTGACTTCAGCAACTAACTTAGATTTAGTTGCTAATTCGGCTGTACGTGTTCCATCTAATCTAACACTAACTGGTGCCAATGTATCATTGGGTGCGGTAGGTAACTTGCATATTACTGGTGGTACTGCTAATTATGTTTTACAAACTGATGGCTCTGGTAATCTATCTTGGACTGCACAAACAGGTGGCGGTGGCAACGGCGTCACAGTACAAGATGAAGGTGCCAATGTTGTTGTCAATGCTACAACAATCAACTTTACTGGTAATGCTGTAGCGGCAAGTAATGTTGGTGGAGTAGCTACTATTACAATTAATAGCAGTAGTGGCAATGGCACTCCTGCAGGTTCAGATAGTGAACTACAATACAATAATGCAGGTGCATTTGGTGCAAATTTAAATCTAGCATATGATGCCGGTAATGCAAACTTCTCAGTAGGTGATTGGGATAGTGCCTGGTCAAATGCAGTAACAGGTGAAGCTATTGGTAATCTACACGTTAGGGGTGAGATTTTAGTAGGTACTAATCCACTACTAGATGACACTTATGGCACAATTAGAATGCTTGGTACTACAAACGCATATGGTGTCACATCTGAATCATCTGGTATGTTGGTTCTTACAAATGAAGAAGCTAGTTGGCATCAAGCAATAGTTTTAGCAGATACTAGAGTAGGACAAAACGGTACTATATTTGCTGTTACTGTACTTGATGGAAACACCACTCCAAGTAATGGTCAAGAAGCTAATTGGCAAGTAGCAATGGATGTACAAGGTACTGGTTTCTATGTACCAGTAATATCTGCCGCAACAACTAGTAATGCGTTGTTCTTTGATCCTACTACAGGTAAAGTTACTTATGGGGCAACTTCTAATGTTTCTAGTAGTATCGCAATACAAGAAGAAGGCACTAACGTAGTTGCCACTGCAAATACTATCAACTTTGTTGGAAATGGTGTAACCGCAAGTAATGTGAGTGGAGTCGCTACTATTACTATTCCAGGTGGTGGAAGCTCTACTATTATAGTACAAGATGAAGGTGCTAATGTAGTTGCGGCTGCAAACACAATCAACTTTGTTGGCAATGGTGTAACTGCAAGTAATGTAGGTGGTGTTGCTACTGTTACTATCTCTGGTGGTAATTCTAATGCTAACCCAGGCGGCGCAAACACGCAAGTACAATACAATGACGATGGTGTATTTGGCGGAACTGCCGGATTCACATTTGATAAAACAACCACAGTATTTACAGCAAACAAGCTTGTTGCTACAAGTACAGCTAACTTAGGTAACGTAGGTAATGTCACTATTACTGGCGGTTCTAACAACTTCATATTAACGACAGATGGTACCGGTAACTTAAACTGGGCTAACTTATCATCAAATACAATTGGTAACATTGCGGCCGGTGGTGCAAACACGCAAGTTCAATACAATGACGATGGCATACTAGGTGGTAATCCAGGTATGACTTTTGATGAAAGTCTAACTAAATTAACAGCAAATAATTTTGTCGCATCAAGCACAGCTAATCTAGGTAACGTGGGTAATGTTACTATTACTGGTGGTAGTGCGAACTATGTATTAACTACTGACGGTGCTGGTAATTTAACTTGGAGTGCGGCAAGTGGTGCTTCTGCTATTGCAGTACAAGAAGAAGGTACTAATGTAGTTGCCACAGCAAATACTCTTAACTTTGTAGGTAATGGCGTAACTGCCAGTAACGTTGGTGGTGTTGCTACTATTACTATCCCGGGTGGTGGGAGTTCTTCTATTGTAGTACAAGATGAAGGTACTAATGTAGTAGCAAGTGCTAATACAATTAACTTTTTAGGCAATGGCGTAACCGCAAGTAATGTTGGTGGAGTTGCTACTATTACTATTGATGGAAGTGGTACACCGGGCGGTACAGATACACAAGTACAGTATAATGATACTGGTGTATTTGGTGGTAATCCAGGATTTATCTTTAATGAAGCTAACACATTAGTTACTGCTAACAACTTCAAAGCTACAAGCACAGCTAATTTAGGTAATGTGGGTAATGTTACAATCACTGGCGGCAGTAATAACTTCATACTAACGACAGATGGATCAGGTAATCTACGTTGGGGTAATGGTAGCAGTATTAGTAACGTTGCGGCAGGTGGTGCAAATACACAAGTACAATACAACGATGACGGGATACTAGGCGGTAATCCAGCGTTTACATTTGACGAGGGTAATACATTAATTACTGCTAATAATCTAACAGTAAGTTCTATTACTCGTTTAGGTAATGTAGGTAATGTTAAAATCACAGGTGGTAGTAATAACTTTATATTAACTACAGATGGATCGGGTAACTTAAACTGGTCAAATCTGTCATCTAATACTATTGGTAACATTGCTGCCGGTGGCGCCAATACACAAGTTCAATATAACGATGATGGCATACTAGGTGGTAACCCAGGTATGACCTTCAATGAAGGAACCACTACATTAAGTGCAAATAACTTTATTGCTATATCAACTGCTAACTTAGGTAATGTTGGTAATGTTACTATTACAGGTGGTTCAGCTAATTTTGTATTGACTACAAATGGATCAGGTAATCTAACATGGGCTAACGTTGCCAATGGAGGTATTGGTAACATTGCAGCCGGTGGTGCAAACACTCAAGTTCAATACAATGATAATGGCATACTAGGTGGTAACCCGGGTATGATTTTTGATGAGGGCAATACTAGATTAACTGCTAATAACTTTGTTGCTTCATCAACTGCTAACTTAGGTAATGTAGGTAATGTTAGAATCACAGGTGGTAGTAATAACTTTATATTAACTACAGATGGATCGGGTAACTTAAACTGGGCTAACTTGTCATCCAATACTATTGGTAACATTGCGGCTGGTGGTGCAAACACACAAATACAATATAACGATGATGGCATCTTAGGTGGTAACCCAGCATTCGTATTTGATGAAGGCAATACACTAATCACTGCTAATAACATAACAGTAAGTTCTATTACAAGATTAGGCAATGTAGGTAATGTTAGAATCACAGGTGGTTCTAACAACTTTATATTAACTACAGATGGATCTGGTAATCTAAATTGGTCAAATCTGTCATCTAATACAATTGGTAATATTGCGGCTGGTGGTTCTAATACACAGATACAATATAATGATGATGGTATCTTAGGTGGCAACCCGGGTATGACTTTCAATGAAGGTACTACTACATTAACAGCAAATAACTTTATTGCAACTAGTACAGCTAATTTAGGCAATGTTGGTAATGTTAAAATTACAGGTGGTAATGTATTTGATGTTCTTGCAGCCGCAGATAGTACTGGAAATCTTGCTTGGGCCACGCTTACATTTATGGAAGCAGCCGGCAATAATACACAAGTTCAATACAATGACAATGGCTCATTAGGCGGAAACCCGGGCTTCACATTTGATGAAGGTACAACCCTACTAACTGCAAATAATTTTTCAGTTACAAATAATGCTAACGTTGGTGGTAACTTAGTCGTTAGTGGTGCAGGTAGTTTCAATGCCAATGTAAATATGAATAACAAATGGATAAACAATGTTGGTTATCCAAACTTATCTACTGATGCGGCAACTAAATCATATGTTGATACATTAGTATCTACTGGTATTAGTTACCACCAATCAGTTAATGTTGCAACTACAACAACATTGGCTACTGCTACAGGTGGTACAACTGCATACAATTCACCAAATGGCGCGGCTAATGGTATTGGTGCATATATTAGTACAACTGGTACTTTCTTAAATATTGACGGAGCGAATGTTCAAACTGTTGGTACACGTATCTTAGTTAAAGACGAAGCAAATGCTACATGGAATGGTGTTTATACATATGCTAATACAACAGCTATTGTTCGTTCTACTGACACTGATGAATCTGGAGTAGGCAGTACAACCTTGTTAGGTATCAATGATTACTTCTTCACAATAGGTGGTGTAGTCAATGAAGGTGTGGCGTTCATTGTTAGTGCTCCGGCAGGTACAATTACATTTGGTACATCAAATATTACATTTGCACAGTTCAGTACAAGTCAAGTTTATGATGCTGGTACAGGTATTAATATTACCGGTACTACAATAAGTACAACTGCTAATCAATCACACGTAACCGCAGTTGGCAATCTAACTGCATTGAGCGTAGTTGGTAATGCTAATATTGGTAACATTGGTACTGATATTATTACAGCTACCGGTAACATCAATGGCGGTAACCTAGTAACTGCAGGTCAAGTATCTGCTACTGGTAATGGTACATTTGGTAACGTTGCAGGTGGTAACTTAGTATCTGCTAACTTCTTACAAGGTACATTAATAACAGGTGCTCAACCTAATATTACAAGTATAGGCACATTGGCAAGTCTAAGTGTTACTGGAAATATTACAGCCGGTAACATCAACACTGCTGGAACTATTTCTGCAAATACTATCATAAACATCTTTAGCTATCAAGGCTCTAGTGCTACTATCACTGGTAATATCAGTGGTGGTAACTTGTTAACAGGTGGATTAATTACTGCAACAGGTAACATTACTGGTAGTCAGTTGATATCAACTGTCGCTACTGGTACACCCCCAATCGTAGTTTCAAGTACTACACGTGTTGCAAACTTAAATGTTGATTACGCCAATGTAGCTGATTTTATCAATGTTAACTTAGTAAGCACTGGTACATTCTATCCTATACTAGGCAATGCTACTTCAGGTAATATTGCAGAATCTGCAAATGCTAGCTTATCATTCAATGCGGCAACGGGTGCATTGAGTGCTACACTATTTACAGGAACATTAACTACAGGTACTCAACCTAATATTACTAGCATTGGTACATTAACAAGTTTAAGTGTATCAGGTAATGCGAACGTAGGTAATTTGGGAACTGCGGGTATAATCACTGCTACTGGCAACATTACCGGTGGTAACATCAGTGGTACATTACTAACTGGAACATTAACTACAGGTGCTCAACCTAATATTACTAGTACTGGCACATTAATAAGTTTAAGCGTATCGGGTAATGCTAATGTTGGTAACTTGGGTACTGCTGGATTGATAACAGCTACTGGTAACATTCAAGGTGGAAACTTAGTAACAGGCGGATCTCTATCAGTAACCGGTAATGCTAATATTGGTAACATTGGCACTGCAATAATTACTGCT